TCCACCTTCCCAAACCTTTTTTTCAAAACCATCATACATATCAGGTGGGTTTTCTGAATAATCTATATGGACGAAATGGTATGGCACTTTCCATATATGTTTACAGATAGAAAGAAAATTTCGATCACCACCCATTGATGAACCCAGCTCTTCCGTGATTTTAGATAGTTCCCGACTATTGCTATTTTTTCCCAAGAGTGCGAAAGTCATATTACTTCTAACTAGTGGGTGAACCTCCTTAAATCCTTGGCTAGAAAATAATAAAAGACCACAATTATAGTGTCTATACCTTGTAGCCAGCTTATAAACCTCACTATTCCTAGAAATACCCACGAAGTCGTCTAATATAATAGCAATGGGAGCGGGACGTTCCATTCCACTTTGTAATATCTGTTCCTGGTGTCTTATAATTTTCAACAAAACAGCGTCGCTATAATCACTGAATATAGTTTCAGGGTAGCTCTCTTTTAACCAACGTCCAGTGGAATCATTCATAATGGTATTACTAAATATATAAACATTGGAAAAGCAATCCTTATACATGTCAGCCCTAAGCAACATGTTGGTAATAATCGTCGTTTTGCCCGTTTTTACCCCCCCAATCATTAAACCCAAACTACCTGTAGAAATGTCGGGAAGTCTAGGGTCAAGCTCCTTTCCTATATTCATTCTATTAGGGTCGGGGACAATTTCTTTAATTGATAAATCCATATAGTATTTATTATATTGATTTATTTTAATTTTTACATACTCTGTTTATTCAGTAACTGATACTGTTCCATTATTAAGGACAAACATTCTACCAACTTGTGCCCAAATGTAAGTAGTTAAGGCCGATTGTGCGAAATCAGTAGAAGCCCTGAATAAAGTGCGCTCTAATATTATCGGTTTCACACCAACAGCTACTCCCGCACCACTCATAGGGTTAGTTAAGTCTAGTCCCTGATAGTGACAAAGTCCAGTAAAAGTCGGGTCATTCACATTCACACCATTAACAGTGGCTAAAGAATCACCAGCATTATCTACTCCAAAAGCAGGACGTATGACAGTTCCTACCGAATCTACAGTCTGGTCAAACGAGTATTCGCAGGAGGCTACTTGTAGGTCAACGCCACCAGCAGTTTGAGATAAGTAGTATTGCTGCTGTGCTTCGTTTCTTACTGGGCGGTTAAAAACTAAACGGTCATTAATTTTCATGTTCCACTCAGAACCACCACAGAAGGCACGAGATACATACTGGCCATGAGCCAAAGACCAATCTCCACCAAAGTCAGCTGTAGCATTAGGAACATCAGCCCATTGTATTTTCTGAACCGACCTCGAGGCAAGACCAATATCTCTATTAACAGTTTGTCGCTGAGCTGGTGCTCCAGCGCCCGTCGCGGCCGTCAATCTCGGTAAAGCAGCGGTAGTTAAAATGATATCATTGTAGGGTAGGGATAATCCTTCAGTAGACATAGCTTGGGCGGCCATGTCTCCCATCTTAGAGTCGTTGTAACTTAAATAATCGGCTAAGAAGGCAACTTGAGTAGTAGCAATAGGACAACTCGCGGCAAAGTTATTAGCACCAGCCCCTTGGGAGCTACTATAATAAGAGAAGCCAAGTCCACTGTTTTGCCAAGTAATATCAATAACAAGATTTTCAGCCATTAGGTAAAGCGGTAACTGGACGCCTTTCATCATAGGAAAAAGTTCTGATAACTTAATGCTAAATATAGCAGTAGTGGTTTCATCGGCTGTAATCTCTAATTGGGGAGAAGTATCTCCCTCAAATCTAGGCATACCTGCGTCATTATTACCCCACTCTAAATTCATGGGCTGTAATTGTCCATTGGCGAGCCAGGATGGTTCCATACCATCTACAGTTCCCTTAAGTACTCCATCTTTTCGGCAACGTTCTTCTACACTTTTGAACTGACGATTAATAGTCGCATATTTACCATATTCGTCGGTAGTGGCAATGGTTTGAGCACCAACGCGAAGAGAAGCAGATTTAATCCAAGCATGGCAGCCAGCTCTTATCGGACAATTACAGACTTCAGTGGCCGCTGAGCCAGTGCCAGGTATTTTAATACGGCCTACCTGAATGCAGGAATTAATGTCAAGAATTCCACGTCGTTCAAGTTGAAATCTAGCGTTATTTTGATTACAAACTAAAGGTTCAAGAATAGAAGTGTGGACGTCCATAGTGTCAATTGTTTGCTGGGGAGCAACTTTCAATATATCTGGTAAACTCATTTTTTATATATAATACTACATATAAAATTTTTTATGAATTATATTAAAATAAAAAATAAGCCAGAGGCATGCTTTGCTAACTCTAAGATGAAACTCTAACTCCCTCGGGACTATAAGTCAGCGTATTAGTAGCTAATATGTAGGTAAAAAGACTATTAGGACTATCTCCTTGTAATTCAGATTTAATTCTTACTGAATAAGGGGTTCTAGAATAATCAACTCCCACTCTGAAAGCATCTGCTCTTATACCAATACCAAAAGAAGTCGTAGCATCTGCACCAGTTGTGGGCCAACGGTCTTCACCTCCTACAATATTACTTTCAGCATTGTCGCCAGTAGACCTTCTTGATGCTAATCCTGTACGAGGTAATGCCCCCTGAATACGAGTTTGTTTAGCTTCTTCAGTAAGAAGACTAATAAAAGTTGAGTCAATAGAATAAAGAGGTTTAACACTGTTAAGATATTGGTCTATAATATCAGCAGACAAACTAGTATTCACAACACCAGGTATAGCATTTCCCTCTACATTTATACGTTCTTCTAAAGGATACAGAATACCACCTTTTGAAAAAGCAATTTCATCTATATTAGCCTTGGCGCCAGTGGCAGTTTCTAAACGATATGGTCTAGTGGAAATTTGTGCCGAGTTATTGATTTTAGTAGTAGGGACAAGATTATGGACTACACTTTGAACTTGTTTCTGGCCAAGATTTAATACAACGGTTTGGTCAGAACTGTTAATGACACTGTAAAGGGACGAATAGGCATTGTATTTTAATTGGCCGCTTGATACAGCGTTCATTGAGGCTATTGAAGCATCATCTGGTACAAGTAAATCATAAGATAAAACAAGGTCAGATAGCTCATAATGGTAACCAGATATAACTTGGTTACCAAGTGTGCCAGCTCGGTTCACGGTTTCATAAGGATGACGATAGGCCTCTAAGGAAGTTCCTGTGGGAAATCTACCACCACCTCCAGCTACTGGAACATTATTCAAATCTTGCCAAGGTCCAATAACATTTCCATCAGGGGCAAGCTGTAACTGGACTATCATGCCCTGCACACCCGAAGTTCCTAAAGGAATGACACCAGTTCCTGAAAGCAAGCCTGCACGAATAGGCATACAGAAATCACGCGAAGTATTTAAAGAACAGGCATTAACAACAGAACGTCCATTAGTTAATTCGCCGATACTACCACCATTAGTCATATCATGAGGACTCATTACAGCCCCATGCATACCAGCAATCATTCTAGGATATTGTCTAACATTTTCAAGCGTTTGATTACCATCTAGCGTAGTTAAAGTAACTTGTTCTATACATGAAGCAACTCCAACACGGCAATCTATACTACCATTTTGGGCATTAGCACTAGTTGACACCCCACCGACACCATCATTGTTATTAACTGGGTTTGGCGGGCTAGCAGAATCACGGTAAATATTAAGCTTACCAGAAAGTCTAACAGATTTACCTACGAGAAGGTTATCAGATTGGGCGATAAGGAATTGGCAGATAGGGTAACCCTTTTTAAAAGAATAACCAGTGCCACCCGAAGGGGCATTAATAGGTTCTATAGATACTTTTTCAGTTCTTACAATTGAAGACATTTATATTATATAATAGATAAATAAAAATTTCTTAATTATTAATTAAAATGACTCTCTAGTGGATTACCTCTATTCCCATACTTGTTACAACAAGTCTATTTAAAGCAACACAAAAAGTCTCAACCATTGTAGGAGAGCCAGCGGTTGAACCACAATCAATACGTAACTGTGTAGAAGTTCCTGAAAGATTATGAACTTGACCATACCTAGATAGAGCTCTCGCTATCATGAAACGCTCTTGTATATTCCACAAGTTTCTAACAGGAATTTTGGCATTTTCAATAGCCTTTTCTAATTCCGTGATATGTAAAATTGCGTTCTTTTTATATGCGTATTTGCGTAGGTCTACAGGACGGTCTGGAACAATAGCACCATCAAAAACCCACTGATAATTTTGTTGTCCGTCCCAACTGCCTAAAAGACTAGATACAACAGTAGAAGTCGTGTCATCTTGGTCTAGGGGAATACTTAACAAACTATAGGCCCTTTCGGCATTAGCGGGAATATTAATTGACTGAAGACCAATCGGAGTAGCAATATTCTCTCTATAAAGTCTAGACGTGCAGTAGTCTAAATTTAAGCCCTGTCCATTAACCTGGTCCATCATAGCCTCAACATAGCCAGTGGGCGGGTCTACCTGAAGAACAGACATTGAAACATCTTGAACTACGTAGGTATTAGGTTGAAGTGCTTGTGCGCCAGGAGGGTGCGCGGGTTGAATAAGTTTAAGTCTATCAGTAGGGTCAATAAAGAGCACTGGGCCACCTTCAGCCTTAGTTGTAGCGTTGATACCAACATAGGTATGAGCTGCATTTACAGAACCAATTGTAGCTCCGTTAGCCCTATTAATATCATATTTAATTTGAAGTCTGTCTTGCTGAACGGGTGGCGCGGCTGAATCATTACCAGGAACTGACGTAAGTTCTGTAATAACTCCTAAAGACATACAATTAGTACCAGCGGCATCAGCAATATAGAGTATATCACCAATTTCAAAACCACAATCATTTGAATTATCTACAGTAGAATGGTCCGCAACACCTGCTGATACACCACCAACCCCCGCCGTTAAATCTCTATCTACTTTACGAGCAACTGTGACAGTTGAGAATAGGGCGGTGGCAGGATCATCGTCGGCAGCTGCTTTAGTTCCGAATAAAAGACAAGCAAAGGGACTTATAGAGGCTGTTCCAAGAGCACCTACAGCACCTCCTCTCACATTAGCAGGGGCAGTAGATACACAATTTTTAGTCGCTAGAGTGCAGGAGCGAGCCAAGGTTTCAAGATTTAATTGAAGTCTTAGTCCACTTGTTGCGGCTAATGGAAAAACATTATCAGACTGAGCGCCCACTATACCACTCATCGGAATAACACCACTACATTGGACTTGAATTGGTTCAGTTTGAGTAGCAACAGGGCCAGCAAAAGGGTCAGCCTTTTTAGTCCAATATAGTTGGGCATCTAAATCGCCGTTTTTAGATGAGCCTTCCAATAATTCGCGTTTCGCATTAAGAGAATCATTTTCATCAAAAGACCAGGTATTAGCGGTCAAAACATTAAGGTCTTGTATATCTTCTAACTGGGCGCGGCCATCACCCGAGGAAACACGTAAATCACGACATATAGACCACATACCAGCTGCACCATCGGGGTGTAGCGAACCACGTCCAGTCATGGAAATTCTCATATTTAGTTTAGTGGCTTTAGGGTCAAGGAATCCTATATAAGAAGGAATGTGTATTTTTACTTGGTTATTTACCTCAGGACCGTAGTCAACCATAGCTTCGGGCATTACAGTTACCGTTCTATTCGGCACAAATTGTTGGTTTTGATTCGTGGCGTTAAACATTTATATAATAGTTAAACATAAAAAAATAAGATATTTAAATTTTTCTTTAAAAATCATATTTTCTTTAAAAAGCACTTGAGCCTCCAGTTTGTGTCGTTACCCCATCTGCTGATGCGACTGCATAAGAGCCCGTAGTAAAAGCAGTCGTAGCACCCGATGAAGCAATATCACCAGTAAAAGCAGCTTTAACAGCGCTAGCGTGACTACCCCCACCAAATAAATCCTTGATGCCCTCAACAATTCCAGTAACAGCCGCTGCGGCCACGAGTACTTCTCCTACGACAGGAACAAAAGCAGCAGCGGTTTCTAGTCCTGTAGCTGCTGCTGTTTCGCCCACACCTACAGCTGCTGCTTCTCCCGCACCTGCTGCTGCTTCTCCCGCACCTGCTGCTACTTCCCCACCCTCACCCGCAACTTCTCCACCTTCGGCGGCATCTTCCCCACCTTCGGCAGCTTCTTCGCCAGGATTAGACCCCTGTGCTCCCTCGCCAGCAGATGTGGAAGTGCCAGGTCCTTCGCTAGGCGCGGAGCCAAATGGCTTATCGTCTAATACCTCTTCTGGGAATTCGGTAGCCTTGACACTTTGACTCCCTTCCATATTAGTCATTTCAGAGCCTACTTCTGGTTGACCAGCATTAGCTGATTCCTCACCAACCCCTTCAGAGGATTCCCCCTTAGCCGACTCTACAGCCTTAGCAGTTTCAGCACCTTTCCCAGCTAATTTAGTTGATATTTGTTTTGCAACAGAACCAGCACCTTTAGTTAAACCAAGCCGAGCCCCTGCTCTAGTGGCCAGCTTCTTACCTACCGCCAAAGCAATGGGAGCAGCTCCTGCAAGCATACCTACTGCCTCGTCCATAGCCTCTTTATCCTCTTGAGATATACCTATACTAGCAGAAATAGCACTTGAGGCTCTACCAGCGAGTTCACTACCTTGCTTTTGTAAATAATTGTTTATACCATCTTGACCAGATTGAAATTGCGACATTGCGTTGTTAAATTTTGCTAAATTTTCAGCCATATGTAATATCATTTCTTTTTTTTAACTGGCTTTTTTTTATTTA